CGACCTGGTCCGCCCGCCGCCTCCCGGCTAGCCCGTCGCACATCCCCACGAAGCCATTGGCCGCGCACCAGCAGAGGGTGTCGGGGTCGTCCCGGAACGGGCAGGCGTGGCAGTCCGGCAGTCCTGGCATGGGTTATTCCGAGACCACGGCGCCGCTGAGGAAGGTGGTGTCGTCCGCGTCCCGGAAGAGGACGCCGGAGAACGTGGCGACGAATGGCGTGGCCGAGATCGGGCCGCCCACCGCGGAGACCAGCGTCGGGAGGTCGCCGTTGGTGCCCTGCGTGTCCAGTCGGCATTCCGGCCCTCCGGGGAAGGCCGGCAGGGTCGCGCAGTACGAGTCCGAGGACGGGGCCGTGCGGACGGCGGGTGTCGTGCAGACCGTGGTCCCGCCGCTGGTCGAGACCCGCTTGAAGTACACGACGAGGGAGCACGCGGGCACGAACTCGACGGTGAGCGTGACGGTGGCCGTGCCCTTGGCGCAACTGCCGCCGGTGATCGACCGGCAGCTCGCCGTGAATGTCCCGGTGTAGGCACCCAGGCCGGACGCCGGGCCCGTGCCGTACGTCAGCGTCGCCGAGTAGCCGCTGGACGTGAAGTTGAGCGTGGTGGCGCTGCCGATCTTGCCGGAGCAGAGGCAGCGATCGCCGGTCGCGGCCGACAGGTTGAAGTTCGCCGTCGCGCTGCTGCCGCAGTTCACCGTCCGGGTCACCGTGCCGGTGGTTAGCCGGTATCCCGACGCCGCGATCGTCAGCGTCGTGCCGGAGTGGCCGATGAGCCCGGTGGTGTAGTTGCCCGAGCCGTCCGTGGTCGTCGTGGCGACCACACCCGAGGCGTCCGAGACCGTGACCGTGGCCCCGACGACGTTGACGCCGCACGCGATGACGTTGCCGCTGACCGACGTCGAGGTGGAGGCCATGCCGTAGGTGACCGAAAGGCCGGCGCAGGAGAACACGAATGAGCTGGAGAACGCGGCGTATCCGACCTTGGTCGCCGACACGGTCCAGGTGCCCGCGGTCCCGGGCGAGAACGATACCTGCCCCGAGCCGTTGGTCGTCCCGCTGTACGAGGTGGCCCCTTGGGTGATCGTGACCGAGACGCCGGAGAGGGCCGTCGATCCGCACACGAACGTCAGGGTGACGCTCCCCGAGCAGGCCGTGCCGTACTTCACCGACTGGAAGACGTACTCGCCCGGGGCGCCGGGGCGGAGATAGTCCACCCAGCCCGAGGCGAGGGTGGTGACCCCGTTCACCTCGTAGGCCGGGCGAGTCGAGGTGGTCCCGGTGCGGCCCCCGGTCACGTCCACGGTCGTGCCGCCCTGCCAGGTGACCTCCTGGTAGGAGTAGGCGTTGCCGGAATTGCCGGTGAGGCGGGCCCAGAACCCGCCGTACAGGTCGTTCCGCAGGACCGGGCCGATTGGCCCGTCGGAGAGCGACAGCGGCGGGGTGACCTGCATCATCCGGAGCCGGTTGACGGCGTTGACGATGCCGTTGATCGACCGGGTCAGGATCGGCTTGCCCGGCTCGACGCGGGGGATCTTGCCGCCGTTGCCCATGTCAGCACGCCCCGTAACGGAAGACCATGCCGCCGTCCGGGATCGGCTCGGCCCACACGATCGAGTTCAGCGGCACCGTGGCCGAGGCGTTGGCCTCGTAGGCCGGGTTCTGCGAGGTCGTCCCGCCGACGAAGCCGCTGGGGGTCGTGGCGGTCCCGGAGGACGACCACGCCACCTCGCTCCACGCGTACTTGCCCGACGACGCGGCCGAGGTGATCTTGATCCACCTCCCGCGCGGGGACGTGTCGCGGATCAGCACCACGCCGGCCGTCCGCTGGATCTCCAGCGGGGCCGCGACGCTCAGCTTGTCGAGCCGCTCCACCGCGTCGATCGGCCGGTTCAGGGTCCGGGCCTCGATCGGCTGGTTGGGCTGCTGCCTCTTGTACTTGCGTCCGAACATCAGGGCAGGGTCGCGAAATTGCCGGATTCGTACGGGGAATTGCCGCTGCCGTCGGTGACCGTGTCCCACCCCGTCGTCCGGTTCGGGTGGAAATACTTGTTCCAGTTGATGGGCCGATAGACCAGCTTGTACTCGACCTCCTGGGTGATGTTGCCCGCGGTGTCGGCCGCCCACTCCGAGGGGCCGCCCATGAACAGCAGCGTGCCGACGGGGAAGCTGTAGTTGCCCACCTTGTAGACCGCGTTGTTGATCTTGCCAACCAGGGCCGCCATCTCGGCGACCGGCAGGTAGGGCATGAAGTACCGCTTCACGTTGATCTCGATCTGCGGCACCACCTTGCCGATCGGGGTGTTCGTCGGGGTGCCGTCGGTGAAGCGGTAGGTCGAGTCGGGCAGGGTGACGAACTCGCCCGAGGCCCCGAACTGGATGGTGGTCCAGGCCTGCCCGTAGGGCCCGTCGATCCCGTCGAAGGCGAACAGGGGCCGCTTGAACACGGCCTCGGTGATGGCCCATTTCTTCGTGATCCAGGGGATCCCGACCCCCGTGAGCGGAATAGTCGGCCCGATCGTGCGAACACTGGTGATAGTCTTGCAGTAGAGCGAGGGGTTGCCGGGGTAGGCGAACGGCTGGGTGCGGACGGTCGTCCCGCCGACGTTCGTGCTGGTCCCGATCAGGTCCTTCGCGAGCTGATAGGCGTCGGTGTACAGCGTCTTGAATTTGACGGTGGCGGTCGGGCCCTCGTCCGGGTAGGCGAGGGTGATGCCGTCGTCGGCCAGGATCGTGTACGGTACCGAGATGAGCTGGGCCATTGCGTGGGTGGGCTCCCCGGTTTAGGCTTGATGCCCAACACGGATCACGAACAGGAGGACCGAGATGGGCCGAGGTTGCCGCGACTGCCCGAGGTGCACCGAGTCGTTCTTCGGGTCGCTGGTCATGCTGCCGTTCCGCGTCGCGTGGCAGTTGCTGACGTTCTGGAACCTCGGCCTCTTCCGCCGCTACTGCCCGGAGTGCGGGCACATGATCAAACTGCACCGCAAGGTCGGCGGCAGGTTCGTGGACTGATCAGGCGGGGCCGGCGGCGACCGCCACGGCGTTGCCGTTGCCCTTGTCCACGAGCTTCTGGAGCAGGCCGTTGGCCCTGGCCGTGTTCTTCGCGGTGTCCTCGGCGGCCTTGTCCTTGCCGAACGAGCCGGACTGGATCTTCTTGGCGAAGTCGGACAGCCCGACGAACTCGCTCTTGAGTTCTTCCTTCTTGGGCTGGGTGTTCAGGGCCGGGTTCGCCGTCGCAACCTTCGAGTCCGCCGCCACCTTGGCGTCGGCCCGCTTCTGCTCCGAATCGACCATCTTCTGGTCGATCGCGTCGATCTGATCCTGGACGCTGGAGAGCTTGAGTTCCGGGGCCTGGAACGCCGTGGTCTTGGCGTTAAACCCTTCCATGATCGGCGTGAACTTCATCTCGATCGGCTCGGTGAACCCGCTGGCGATCCACTCGCGGACGGCCAGCCCGAAGTCCGTGAAGTTCTTCCATAGATTCGTCTGCGCCGTCAGGACTGCGTTAAAGGCGTCCTGGAACATGGCGACCCAGTTCTCCCCGAACCACCCCAGGAACGCCGCGATCGTGTCCTTGAGCCAGGTGAACCGCTCGACCATGTTCTGGATCCAGCCGCCGACCATGACGCCGGTCCGCTCGACGATGGACGACCAGTTGCGGTAGATCACGCCGGCCGTCTCGATGGCGGACCGGAACCCGTTGACGAATCCCGCCCAGGCCCCGGACCCCGCCTCGGCCGCCTTCGCCATGTCGGCCGCGATCTCGTTGAGCAGGCGGAGCGTCTCCGTGAACGCCGGCAGCAGCGTCGAGCCGATCGAGTCCCCGAGGTTCTGGAGCTGCCCCCAGAACATGCGGGACTGGTTCGCGGCGCCCCCGCTGGTGCGTTCGAGGTCGCCCTGGGCCTTGGACAGGCCCTGCGTGATGATGGCGGCGCGGGCCGTGAACTTGGCCGCGTTATTCATCTCCTCGCCCTGCTTGACGAGCCCCATCGAGACGCCCATCGCCTTGGTCGCGGCCTCGTCCATGAGCACGCCGAACGCCTTGAGCGGCTCGCTCTCGCCGGTGAGCCCGGCCCGGATCTTCTCCAGGGCAACATCGACCGGGACGTTGTAGAACGACGACGCGTCGGCCGCGAGGCGGGAGAACTGGGCCGACATGCCCGCCGCCTCCTTCTCGGCGATGCCCGACCCGGTCGCGATCAGGCCGAACATCGAGGCGGCGTCGAGGAACTCCCGCTTGGGGATGCCGAACGCCTTGGCCATCTGGTCGGCCGCGTCGGTCACGACCCCGGCGGAGTCGCCGAAGGTGACCGAGACCTTGGCCATCGTCTCGGAGAGGTCGGACGCCCCGGCGATGGACTTGCCGATGGCGCCCCCGGCCCCGACGAGCCCGAGGCCGGCGAGCAGGCCGCCGCCGGGGAGGCTGAAGCGGGTCGAGGCCAGCTTGTTCAGGCCGGTGCGGATCGACGCGAACGCCGCCTGCATCGGCTTGAGGTCGGCCCCGACCTCGACGTACGCCTCGGCGATCTTGTTATCCAAGGAACCGTCTCCAGTTTCGGCTGACCCTCGCCACGTCCTCGTCCGACGACACGGAGATGCCGCCGCGCGGGGCCTTGCCGCCCGAGCACGCGAGGTAGATCTGGTCGAAGCTCATGTCCGCGATCTCGCGGAAGGTCCAGCCGTACTCGCGGGCGAGGTCGGCGAAGATTCGACCCCAGTTGACGGGGTCGATCAGGCTTTTGGGTCGTCGTCCCCCGGCCGGATCGGCTCGCGGACCTCGACCCCGGCGAGCGAGATGATGTGGTTGACGCCCTCCATGCCGATGGCGTTCATCATCGTGCGGGCCGCCTCGACGGTGAACCCGGGCGTGGTCACGCTCAGCAGCTCGTACAGGATCCGGGTGGCCCCGTCGTACTGCATGAGGTACTTGTCGCCCTGGGGCGTGCCGAAGGCGTAGGGCCAGCCCTGCGCCTCCTCGACGGCGTCCCGCCAGATGGCCAGGGCCACGGCGTCGGACAGGCCCGCCATCCGCTCGCGGGCCCTGTCCTTGGGGTTGGGTACCTCGTCCTTGAGCCAGGCGTTGATCCGGCCCACGATCGAGGGGGTGAACTTGGGGACGCGGTAGGTGACGCCGGAGACGAGCACCGTGCGCTCGGCCCCGGTCGCGATGGCCAGGTCTTGCATGTGGTCCCGCTTACGAGAAGGTGATCGGGCCGTTGGACATGAGCTTGGCGGTCCCGGTGATCATCGTGGCGCCGGGGATCTCGACGTTGGCCTCGCCCTCGCTCAGGTCGTAATTGCCCGAGCAGTAGGTCGTGCTGCGGTCGATCTTGAGGACGCCGGCCACGACGGTGTCGCCCTTGATCTTCGCGGTGATCCCGGACGGCGTCGTCGCGGTGTCGTAGTTGAACTCGATCGAGACCTCCTGCGACACGACGCCCGGCTTCTGGGACTTCCAGAGGATGCCGGTGCCCGCGTCGTAGTCGTTCGAGTCGGTCGAGTCCGCCATCTCCTTGGTGGTCGTGGCGGTCCACTTGGTGATCGGGATGGCGGTCCCGTCGATCGTGAGGTATCCGCCGCGCCCCGTCTTGGAGGACGTCTGGGCCATGTGCGTGGGTCCTTGTGGTCAGGGGAGGGCGGGTCAGGCCGAGCAGCCGGTAATCTCGATGTCCACGTCGAAGGCGTGGGACGACGGCAGGAGCTTGAGGCTCTTGGACGAGCCCGAGGTCGCCCAGCCGGTGGTGTTCGGGGCGGTGAGCACGAGGACCGACTGGTTCGTGGATGTCGCCGCCTGCATCACGAGCGTCCCGGTCGCGCCCAGGATGGCCGTCCAGGCGTTGGAGGCGGCGTTGCCGATCGTGAGCGTGGCCCCGTCGGTGGTGGACTTCATCGAGATGGTGATCGACCGCACGCGGGCGAAGTTGACCGCCCCGCCGTAGACGTCGGTGAGGCTCGTCAGGTCGAGCGTCTGGGCGGTCGCGGAGGCGAACGTCAGCGTCTTGGAGTACTTGAGGTCCACCTGATCGGCCGCGGTGCCGCTGGTGCTGAACTGGACCTTGAGGGACTGGGCGTTGGACAGCGGGGTCACCGAGCCGGGCACGGTGGACGACGACTGCTGGAAGACGGTCTGGGTCGTGATCGACCCCGTGACGGTGGCCATGCGGGGGCCCTCGGTTTAAGGGAAGGGAGTGGGGTCGGGGTGGGATCAGGCCAGCCGCTCGACCACGGCCGTGAAGGACCGCCAGTCGCGCCAGAGCGGGGAGCCGGTCGGGCTGCGGTCGGGGTCCTGCTCGGGCATCAGGAACGACGTCTGTGCGATCTGGAGCAGCGTCCCCTCGTCGAACGTCAGGGCGGCGTCCGTGAGCAGGTCGCGGATGCTCCTGCCGATCGTGCTGGCTAGCTTGCTGCCCGTGTGGTAGGTGGACACGTCGATGGTCCACGTGTCGTAGGTGGGCCGCTCCTCGTTGGAGTCGATCGAGGCCCAATCCTCGGACGCGGTCGCCACGCTGACCACCACGAACGGCGTCGCGGTGCCGGGCGGGGCGAGCCTGTACCAGACCCCCGTGACCGTGCCCGGCGTCACCAGCCCCGCCTTGAGCGTGGCGACGACGGCCTCCAGGAGGGTGGCGTAGGTGGCCGGGGGCGGGCCGGAGCCCTGCTGGGGGTAGAAGAGGAGGAGGAGCGAGCCGCCGGGCGACATGGATCGACCTCCGCTTATACTTCGAGGTAGGTGATCTCGCCCGAGACGGCCACGGCCCCGTTGAGGTTGATCACGAGGGCCGTGTTCGACGCGGTCTCGAAGATGCCCTGCGGGCAGTAGGTGCCGCCGGCCCCGCCGTACTGGGTCATGTACTTCACGCCGCTGATGGCGGTCCCCGCCGCCCCGCTGCGGAAGTACGCCTGGACGGCCCCGTTGGCGGAGAGCGAGTAGCGGATGACCCGGATCTTCTTCGACGTGACCGCCGCGATGACCGACGTATCTCCGCTGGCCGATGCCGTGACCACCGCGAACTTCGGCGTGAGGGCGGTCGTGCCGGCGTAGAGGGTCGCGGAGTCCTGGGAGGTCGGGAAGACGGTCTGGTCGGTGGCGATGGCGACGGGGAAGCTGTTGGCCACCGGCTGGGCGCCGGTGAACCCGGCGTAACTCTCGATGCTTGCCTGGAGCATCGCCCCGCCGACCGCCGACCGGCCCATGACCGGCTGGAACGTGCTGCCGACGGTGGCCCCGATCCTCGCGGCGGTGCTCGGGGCGGTGCCGCCGGTGGAGCCGATGTTGGTGGTCGAGACCCGGAGTTGCCCCGAGGTGTCGAGCGACAGCGGGTTGATATTCCCGGTGGTGTACGTCGGGGCCGAGGTCGTGACCGAGCCGCCGACCATCGTCTGGGTGTTGGAGCCCAGGGCGGTGGACTGCGAGACGGCGAGCTTGGCGAGGGTCGCTTCCGTGGACGCCCCGGTCGGCAGGGGCGCGGAGGCCAGCGAGACCGCCAGCGTGCCCGTCCCGGCGTTGGCCGTCACGGTCCACGAGCCCGACTGGCTCACCGGCTGGGCCACGCCTGAGGCGATGCCCTGGACCGTGATGACGTCGGTGGATGCGGAGCCGGCCGTGCCCAGGGCCGGCTGCTTCGCCGCGGTGGCCGCGCCGGTGGGCAGGGGCAGGGACGTCGCGGAGACGGGCTGCGTGGTCGTCCTGGTGGGGTCGGTGCGGATCGGGTTGGACGACGTGCCGCCCTCGACCGAGCCGCCCGACGCGGCGATGCGGAGGTTGACGCCCTGGACGTACTGGGTGCCGGCCCCGGAGTCGAGGTCGAAGACCCTCGCCCCCTGCATGTTCGTGCCGTCGTAGTACCCGACGGCCGTGCCCGAGGTCGGGAACGTGCTGCCGTAGTTCGACGCCGTGCCGCCCGACCCGCCGAACGAGGTGATCTGGTTGCCGCTGGCGTCCACGACCGCGATTTCGAGCGGCCGGCTGGACCCGGTGACGCGGCTCGTGACCGCGTTGCCGCTGCCGTCCTGGAGCCTGGACGACCACGTGCCCGATTGCGTCGCGGAGACCGTCCACGTCCCGCTCTGGGTCGCGGCGACGGGGTTGGTGATCGACGTGACCGCCGTCACGGTGCCGACGTTCCACGTCCCCGACTGGCTCACCGCCAGCGTGGAGTTCTGGAACGAGACGGGGAGCGGGTTGGCGTTGGTGACCGGGGTCGGGGCGGTGCTCGTGTTGGCCGAGCAGTAGAGGATTCCGGTGGCCGCCTGCCCGGAGGTCGAGTAGGCGGAGAATCCGGAGCCGACCGTGGTCGTGGAGATCGTGGTCCCCGTCCCGGCGGTGATGTCCACATTATTGGGCATGATTACGCCTCGACGTAGCCGTAGGAGGGGAAGTCGCCGTCGATCATCCAGGGCGGGGCGTCGGCCGGGGCGCCCTGGATGGACCACAGGGAGCGGCCGGCGGTGCGGAAGTACTGGTATGGGTTGCGCCGGATGTCGGCGTGGACCGAGGCCGGCAGGGTCGCAGAGAAGAGCAGCAGGTAATCGAGGATGGCGGTGGACGGGCCCTGATTGACGACCTGGCCGCGGATGACCTTGGACGCGTCCGTGCCGCCCGCGAAGCCATTGGTTAAGACCGGCTGGCCCGACACGTAGCAGGTCGCCAGGCCACTATCGAAGTCGCGGGACATGCCGACGTCGAACCGGCCGGCGGGGGCCGTCGTACCAGCCCCGACCGAGCCCGACAGTCCGACGCCGAATCGCCAGGCCCCGCTGGAGACGAACGCGCTCCAGTTGAAGACCGCCATGTTCCAGACGTTGTCGCCGGCCCCGATCACCAGGCCGGTGAGGCCGGCCGCGGGGAGGATGCCGCCGACGGCGAAGCTGGCCACGGTCGGGGGCGGCAGGGCCGAGGCGAAGCCGACGTTGTCGACGGACACGATGCCCATGCCGAAGGGGCTGGGCACGCTCAGGGCGTTGCCCTGACCGATCGGGGTACGACCCGCGAGGTCGGGGATCAGGCCCCCGGAGGCCTGGCTGAACAGGAACGCCCCGACGACCTTGTCCGCGTAAGGGGCACGCGGATTGAGCCGGACCGAACCGAGCGGCCTCCCCGAGATCCCCGCGCTGATCATCCAATCGACTCCGCATAGACGCCGAGGACGCGGACCGCGATCGTCTGGCCGCTGTTGGCGTTGTCGACGACGACGCGGCAGCGGGTGTAGCCCAGCAGGTCCACGAGCGGGGCATAGGGGTCGGACTGGTCGTAGACGGCGGCGCCCGTCCCGTGGGCGTAGGTGCACGCCTCCTCGAGCGTGACGGTGCTGCTGACGATGGTCCTGACCCGGACCACCTCCCAGTTGGCCGACGAGGCGTCGCCCAGGAAGAGCAGGTCGCCGGCCGAGATCCCGGTGGGCGACGCCACCGTCAGCGTGGTCGCGCCGGCGGAGATCCCGCTGGCCAGGGTCGTGTTGACGATCGAGGACCCGACGGCGGGCTGGAAGGTCACGATCGGCACCCAGGCGTCGTTGCCCGAGGCGCGCGACGACACCTCCACCCGGACGTTGGGCCACCCGGCGGTGAATGCGCTGCCGGACTGGCGGGCCAGGTGGATCGTGAGGCCGAGGCCGAGCGCGGTCGCCGGCAGGCCGGAGATCACCCCGATCGCCGTGGCCTGGTTGGCGACCTGCTGCCACGCGAGGATCGAGACGTCGGTCGTCTTGGTGATGTTCGCCATGTCAGGACAACGCCTCCTCGGCCATCTCGGGCAGGCACGTGCCGCTGACGGTGTTCGTGATGGCCAGCGGGCCTTCGCCCGTCTCGATGGCGAACGACGTCGAGCCGAAGAGCATCTGGAACGGCGTGGGCTCGTACCCGACCACAACGATGACGTCGTCGGTCGCGGCGACGATCTCCATGACGGCCTGGTATTCCGCCGGCTGCATCTTGGAATTGGCCGCCAGCGCGCCGGCGTATTCGCCCAGCGCCTGGTGGTCGCTGTTGTTCATGGCGTCGATGATCCTGGTGGCGATCGGCAAGAGCATGATCGCGCCCAGGGTTGTCGGCGACAGGACGGCCAATGCCTGCTGGCGAGTGAACGGACGGGGCACCTGCCGCGTCTCGGTGATCGCCGGGGCGGCGTTGAGCAGGGCCGCCGCCTCGGTGTGCGACAGGCCGGCATACTCCGGCTTGGCCAGCTCGGCGGCCAGCGTCGCCTTCTGCTCGGGGGTCAGGATGGCCACGTCGTCAGGCTCCCGCCGGGGGTTCCGGCCGAACGAACAGGGGGTACTTGGCCTTGAACTCGGGCGTCGCGGTCGCATCCACGGCGAGGTGGAAGTTGCGGACGCGGTTGGTGTTGGCCTGGAAGACCTGCATCGTGCAGGTGTCCACCCGGGTCGCCGGGACCGGCTGGCCGGTCCACGCGTCGATGACGCGGAGCCAGGGGCCGTCGGGGTTGGACGAGTTGACGTAGTAGGTCACGGCTTGCCGCCTCCCTTGATCGGTGCGGTGAGGATGGCCCTGAACGTGGGCGTCATCTCGGCGAGCATGCGGCGGAGCCAGGGGCGGGGGGCCATCCTGGAACTGCCTGTCTCCAAAAATCGCCCGTACTTCACGTTGGTGCCGATGCGGGCGACGGTGCCCTCGACCTCGTAGGCGACCGACGCCCGCAGTCGGCCTGTCTGGACGTGGGGCGGCTCGCCGGGCTTCGAGGGGTTGGCCCCGTAGATGAGATTCCCGCCCTCGCCGACGCCCGTGCCGTCGGTGCTGATGAGCGTCTTTGCGTGATCGGCCCCGACCTGCCCGCAGGCCTTGAGGCGGCGGCCCATCTCTCGCCCGATGCGGTCGCGGACGCCGTCGCCCATCCAGTTGACCTTGGCCACGCTATTGACGCTCCGTGCAGTCGGCCCGGTAGTAGAGGTCCACGCCGGAAGTGGCGTTGTACGTGTCCTTGACCGAGAGCAGCTTGGTGCCCCAGGTGATCGTGTCGCCCTTGGCCAGCGACTGGTCGGACCTGAAGTAGACCTTGTGGGTGATCATCTCGCCGTCGCGGCCCTGGTCGATCATCCCCCGGCCGCTCGTGGGCTGGACGCTGCACGCCACGCCCGTCGTCGTGGACGGGACCGTCGGCGCGTAGCCGCCCTCGGCGTCCTGGCCGGCGGCGTACTTCGTCAGGGTGACGGAGTTGCCGAACAGGTAAGACGGCAGGGTGTAGTTCATGTCAGGCGGTGCGGATCCGGTAGGGGGCGAGCAGGGTTTTGGACGAGTCGGGGAGCTGGAACCCGTTGTCCTGGAGCTTGAACTGGATGTCGCCCATCTTCACGTCGCTGAATCTCGGGTCGCTGGTCTGGTTGGCGAACATCACCTGGACGGCGTTGGCGCAGGCGAGCTGGACGTCGTCGGGGATGGCCGAGTACCCGGCGTTGTAGCCCACCCGGACCTGGGGGCGGAACGATCCGAACGCGACGTCCTGGTCCGACCCGAGGAAGTCGCCGCCCCACAGCACCGAGCCCGACGAGCCCGGCCCGTAGGACGAGAAGTAGACGGCGCCCGCCCGGCGATCGACGTCGATCAGCTGGAGGTCGGCCGAGAACACGTCGAAGGACGCCCCGGCCGGCGAGAGGCAGCCCAGCGGGCCCTCCCGCGTCGCCAGCTCGGAGGACGGCCACGGGCCGAGGTTGCCCTGCACGGTGGCCGTCCAGCCGTTGCCCAGGGCGTTGATCGCGGCGGCCAGCACGGTCAGCGTGGGGTAGCTCGCGAACGTCAGCGTCGAGGTGCAGGAGGTGCCCGAGGCGACGCGGATCAGCGTGAGGCCGGTCGGCGTCAGCTGGACCTCGGGGTCGCACGTCCTGGTGATTTGGGCGGTGGCCCGATGATTGGTCGTCGTGGCCGTGTTGCCGATCAGGAGGGCCGACGTGCGGCCCCCGGAGACGCGGGCCACGCTGTTGAGCGGGAGCTGCTCCAGGATGACCATGTCGGCCTGGGCGTTGAACTGCGGGGCCGGCGAGGGCGTCCGGATCACGTCGTAGTCGGTGGCCGCGAAGATCCGCCCGCACCACCGCTCGCACGCCCGGGACGCGGCCGTGATCAGCGTCGGCACGGTGTCCTGCTGCGCCGTCGTGATGTCGTCGGGGAGGGCGTACAGGGCCCTGGCGAGCGTGATGAGGTCGGCCACGTCGTGTTACTTCGCCCTGAGGGTCGCGAGGTAGTCGGGGAATCCGCTGTGTTCGCCGCACCAGTCGGAGGGCTTGCGGTCGAGGGCGACGGGCGACCGGCGGCAGCGGTCATCGTCCGCGTCGAAGTAGCCGCACGTGGAGCACGTCGGGCGATCGGCCGCCTTGCTCGCGGGCGAGGACGCGATCGACTTGTTCCGGGGCGAGTTTCCCTGCATGGGTCGCCTTGGGGTGGGAGGTGCCCCGCCGCCCCGGAGGGCGAGGCGGCGGGGCGGGATGGATCAGGTGAGGGCGACCGTCTGGACGAGGGCCGCGTTGTTGAAGTGGGTGCTCATCGGCTCGTAGGTGCCGTAGGCCCCGAGGACGACCACGGCCGAGGTGCACGCGGCGGTGCCGGGCACCAGCGAGCCCTTGATGAAGTTGTAGCCGGCGGCCTGGACCTTCTCGGCGGAGACTTCCACGACGGCGTAGTTGTTGTCGTTGGAGGCCTTGACGAGCTGGGTGATGGCGGTGCCGGAGATGGCGGAGTAGCTGCCGCCCGAGGTCGTGGCGCCCTTGACCTGGAAGTCGAGGGTGGCCGAGGCCCCGAGGGTGCCGGTGTCGATGAGGAAGTACACGCGGCGGACCTTGGACATGTCCACGGCGCCGGTGAGCTTCTCCGAGGCGCTCTGCGAGGCGGCGTGGATGCCGTCCGCGATGACGCAGAGCATCTGGCTGAGGTTTTCCGTGTAGGCCACGGCGATTCTCTCCTGTCGTGTGCGGTGTGGGGGGAGGGCGGGGCGGGGCGATACGACGCCCCGCCCCTACGCCGGGTCATCAGGTGGCGATGGCGACGAACGGGGAGACCGTCGTGCTGGTGTCCTGGAGGGTGACCGGTGCGTCGAGCCACGAGCGGCCGTCGCCGCGCCACAGGGCGCGATAGGTCACCTGGTTGTTGATGAACTTGTAGTGCTCGCTGGCCGCGATCTCGATCGACTGCGTGGTGCCGGACCAGTAGTACTTGGGGTCCACCAGCAGGACGTCGCCCTTGGTCCCCAGGGCCGGCAGCTTCTCGGTGACGACGATCGGCATGCCAAAGATCGTCATCGGCGGGTTGACCGTCGCCGGGCCTCCGGCGGTGCCGGGGTAGTACGGCTGGAAGACGAGCCGGCTGGAGCCGTCCACCATCTGGAGCAGGGTCGAGATGACCGACTGCGAGACGATCCACATCCCCTTGCCCTGCGACTGGGGCAGGAACTTGCCGTACATGTTCGCCAGGTCGGCGTACTTGACGGTCGAGGTGGTCGTCCGCGTGACCGCGATGGTCGAGTTGGCGTTGACGATGCCCTGCGGCTTGCCGGCGCCGTTGCCCTGGAGGTACGCGTAGTCGCGATACCAGCCGATGGCCCCGGCGAACAGCTGGGTCAGCCGCCGGTCGAGGGCGAACTTGTTGTCGAGGATCACGTTCCGGCTGGCCAGGGCGTAGCCGGACAGCTCGTTCGCGACGAGCCGGGCGTCCTTGAAGACGGGCTCGGTCTCGGTGCGGGTCGCGGCCTCCGAGGTCCAGCTCATGACCACGCCGCCGAAGTAGGCGGTGTTCCCGGCGGTCGGGGCGGTCGTCTGGTCGAGGATCGGCATGACCAACTCGCGGCCGGTCATCGGGTATTCGTCGGTCTTGCCGACGAGCACCGTGTTCTCGGCGGAGAGCTGGAGCAGCTCCTGGCCGTACTCGGGCGGGACGAGGTAGCCGCCGGTGATGCCCGAGGCCTCGGCCAGGGCCGCCTTGTAGGAGACGCCCGTCCGGGCCGCCTCCGCCTTGGCGAACCGCTCGCGGAAGTCGGGGCTGGCCGGGGCGCCGTAGACCTTCTCAAGCCGCTCCTGGGCGGAGTAGCGGCCCGGCTCGTTCATGATGCCGGTGATGCCGACCATCTGGAAGAAGTCGGCCCGGCTCTTGGTCCGGTCGTCCTCCTGCTCGCCCGCGTCGATCCGGATGCCCTTGCGGGCGACCGTCACGACCTCGTCCATCGCCTTGGTGATGGCCGGGGCGACGCTGTCGGTCAGGCTGCGGGTCAGCTGGGCCAGGGCCTTCTCGGAGATGGCCTCGGCGACGCCGCGGGCTTCCTCGATGTGGCCGCTGTCGAGCAGGGTCTGGACGGCCATGTTGGCGTCGTCCATCTCGACGACGTCCCCGATGCCGTGGCCCTTGACGGGCTTCGCGATCTTGTAGAGTTTCACGGTCCATTCCCCTCGATGGGATGGTGGGCCGCGATGCGTACAGCTCGGATCGGCCTGGCTCGTCCGGCTCGGCTGGGTGGCCGTCCGGCTCGGCTGCCGTCTCGTCGGTCTCGTCGCGATGGTTGGCGGGAAAAAGTGACGGGTTGATTGGTTCGTGCGCGGGAGGTCAGACGAATCCGGCCTCTCGCTCGTAGGCCTCTCGCGTGGCCCGCCTGATCACGTCGTCGGGCCGCCAGATGGCGTGGACGCGGCGGAGCACCTCGGCCTCCAGGTCGTTGAGCTTGCGGTGGGCCGGCAGCGACGGCGGCTCCGGCTCGGGGTCGCGGACGGCCATCCGGGGGGCGGCCTTCGGCGACGCCTCCTCCTCCGGCTCGTCGATCGCGTCGTCCATCTCGTGGTCGATGCGGGTCAGCTCGCCGACGGGGTGGCCGAGGTGCCGCTTGGTGGCGACGTACTTGCCGTCGTCGGCCTGCTTGTAGCAGCGGACCTTCGCCCCGGGCATCTCCTCGGAGCACTCGCAGGCGTTCTCCACGCCCGGGACCTTGCCCGCCTTGTGGATCGAGAGCACCTTGCCGCAGCCGCCGCTCCGGCCCTTGCCCCACTCGACGTAGTGCCCGGCCTTGATCGGCTTGCCCTGGTCCTGGTCGGCGTCGCCCTCAGGGGTCGAGTCGTCGTCGCCGTCATTGTCCGGGTCCGACGCCTTCGCCGCCCGGACCTCGGCCACGAGTCGCTGCATGGTCGGGCTCCGGAGGGACTTCTCGACCACGACCGCGTCGGGGTTGCACGGGATCGTGACGCACGAGAATTCGAGCAGTTCCGTCTTCCGGTGGATGAACCGGCAGTCGGCCTTGGTCGGGTCGGCCCGGACCTCCTCGGGCGTCGGGGGCGAGCCTTCGAGGGTGCGGAAGCCGATGGAGAACGCGGACATGAACCCGGTGGCGTAGAGGTCGTACAGGTCCTGGGCCTCGGGGGACTTCCAGAACTGGACCTTGGCCAGCAGGCCCCGCCCGTCGGGCGTACGCTTGATCCAGAGGCACTTGCCGACCGGGGTGGACCACCCGTTGTGCTGGTAGAGCACGACGGCGTTGCCCATGTACGCCTTGGTGTCGATGCCCGACGGCACCACGATCTCGCGGTCCCGGTCGATCGTGTCGGTCGTGATGACCGCCACCACCGCCCGCTCGGCCGCGAGGTTGCTGTCGAGCTTGGCGGCGTACGCCTTGTCGTGCCGCCCCTCGGCGGACGTGTCGTTGTCCATGTCGCCTCCAGGGCGGTCGTTGGGGGTCATTGGTTCGGGCGATCTTGCCGGGATGCCTGCCACGCGAGGAACGACTCCGCTCGGGCCCGGATCGATTCGTAGACCTTGCCCATCGCCTCGTCGTCGTTCGAGTCGCCCGCGTCGGCCTCGATGCGGAACGTGTAGTGCTCGTCGCCGATGCTGAGGACGACCCGGAAGCTATTCATGCCCCGCCCGGCCGGCTCGCAGGTGGCCTCGTACGACCAGACCCCCGGGTGTCGAGCGGCCACGTCGGCGATGATTGCCTTCACGCTGGCATCAAGAGTGTTCACGCCAGCCTCGTATCCTTCGGCGCCTTGTAGTCGGTGCCCGCCGGCTCGACGCCTGCGAGGGCCATCAGGCCGATTCGCCTCTGGAGCTTGCCCAGCCGGTGGCTCGCCTCTTCGGCCTGGGCAACGACCAGTTCCGCGTCGGTCGGGTGCGGCCTGCCGGTGAGCTTCCAGAGCCTGACGTCCTTGGCCGAGACGGCATGCTCGTGGCCGAGGATGTCGCGGACGAAGCAGAGGTCGGGGCCGAAGGAGATGGCCACGCCCCACCGCTCGCAACTGGCCGCGTGGTCGAGGTACGCCACGCTATCGCCCTGGACGATTCGGGCGTCGTCGCGATTCGCCGGGTCGAAGATGACTGGCATCAATCCCCCATCGCAGTGGCCATGATCGACGGATCGTCCTTGAGCCGCCGGTTCACCTTGGACTCGATCCCGGGCGGCACCGCCTTGCCCGCGTTCTGCCAGTACGGCGAATCGGGCGGGATCAACGCTTCGTACTCATCAGTGAGTACTGATACCCAGGAACACCGGCAGCGCGGGTGCCCCGGGGGTACCTTGATGTCGCGGTAAGCCGGGTTGCTCCCGACCGTGGCGAAGTTGGCGTCGAGGCCGATGCTGCCCTTCTCGTTGTTGGTCTCGTCGGCGATCTTGTGGCAGAGGGGGCAGGCGTTGGCCGAGAGGAGCCACCGCTTGCCCGCCACCACCCCGGATTCCTTGGCGGACCGGAGCGAGGCGAGGTGGACGGCCCGGTTGGTCTCGGTGATCGCGATCAGCTCGGCGTGCGACTTGTCCAGCGTCTTGAAGATCGACCGCACCCGCTTGGTCAGGGCGGGCAGGGCCTCGCCCTCCTCCAGCACGCCTTCGCGGATCTGGTCACGCAGCCTGTCGTGGGCCCGCTCGATCGCGTCGCTGGTGGACTTGTTGGTCGATTCGCAGAACGCGAACGTCGTATCCTCGATCGTCTGTTTGAGGTTGGGGTCGGTGACCTGCCAGGCGTCCGGGTCGAGGCCGATCGACTCGCGGAGGGACCGGCCCGCCTCGTCCCAGTAGACCGAGAGGAGCGGGGTCATGGACTCGCCCATCTCACGGTCCCAGCCGGACAGGTCAAAGAACCCGGGGCCGAGGGGGATCTCGTCGAACCGCGCGGGGACCTTGCCCAGGACGGCCATCAGCTGCTTCTCGTGCCACCGCCGGAGTGCCCGCCTCAGCGGGGCCCCGTCGGGCAGGTCGAAGGTGTTGTCCTCGCCGTCCTCGGGGTCGTTATCCTCCGCACCGCCAGTCTGGATACGGGGCGGGGACTTCGTCGCCGGAAAAGGGTCGGCGTCATCTTCCCTTTCGGGGCGGTACGCCTTCTCGCCGGCGTCCTCGGCCTGGCCGTCCTCCGGCTCCTCGGCCTCGTCGGGGTCCGGCTTGGGGCCGGGCGCGATGGCCGGGGACGGTGCGGGCGGGGGCTTGCGCTGGTCGCCGGAGGGCTGGGAGAGGGCGGTGGGCAGCCAGGGCTCGTCGCCCCAGGGCACGGGGGGCTCGCCCATCTCGGTGCGGATCTCGTTGATCGTGCGGACGCCCGACTTGGCCTGGAGGTCGAAGATCCGGGCCTTCCGCTCCTGGTCCTCGCCGACCGGGTCGTCGAAGGCGAAGAACAGCCGGTCCCACCCGCGGTCCTCGGATTCGGCGGCCCGGAGCCTCCGGCCGGCGTTGTGCATCCACCGCGTCAGGGCGCCGGCGATCTCGACGCAGCGGGGCTCGACCGCCTGGGCCGAGTGCTGGCGCAGGCCGGCTTCGAGGTTCGCGAGGTTGACGGCCTCGGTCTGGAGCAGGGACAACGGCACGCCGAAGCAGTTCGCGAACCGTTCGAGGGCGTCGTCCGAGATCTCCATCGCCGCGAGGTCGCTGGGCGGGAAGGTCAGGGGCGTGACGTCGATCGAGCCGTCGGTGACCCAGGCCCGGCCGGCGCCGCCGCCGGAGAGCTTGCGGTTGATGTCGGCCTCGAACCGGGCCCGCTCGTCCTTGCCGCTGAACCCGACGTTGGGGTCCTTGGGGCTGACGATGATCGAGGGCCGCACGCCCTGGCCGAGCAGGGCGTCCTGGACGCTGGTGTAGGAGTCGTGGAGCCGGGCGTGCTCGAAGGCCGCCTGGAGCGGGGCGTAGCCCTTGCCGTAGGGGTCCTTGAGGCCGGGGAGCCGGAAGTGCAGGATGTCCTCGGGCGAGTACTCCTGGCCGTAGTACTGCCACGCCCGGACCCGCAAGCCGCCGCCGTCGCGGAGCGGGGTGACGTACTGCGACTGGATCGGCCAGAACTCGGTCGGGTAGCCCATGCGGGCGGCGTCCGGCACCCAGAACGCCGAGCCGACCACGTCGAGGTACAGGCAGGTGATCTTGAGCAGGGCCGGCTGGTCGAAGTCGGGGTTGGGGTTCACGATCGCCCGGAGCAGGGGGTGCTCGGCGATCTCGTCAACCCGCTCGGCCTTGGCCACGTACTTCTGCGTGCCCGCCCGCCGCGTCACCGACCGGAGCCTGGCCCGGGACTCGGGGTTCGAGGGCCCGAGCCGGTATCCCTTGGGCGTGGCATGGCCCGCCGCCGTCGTGGCGTAGAGCCGCAGCGGCGTCCGCACCACCGCCCCGGCGTTGATCTGGGCGCAGGCGTAGGCGATCGACTTGTAGGCCTCCACCAGCTCGGCCGGGGCCGGGGCGCGGCGGGACCGGAAGGCGTCCGTGAACGCCGGCCCCACGCTGGCCCAGCCGCCGTAGCCCTGCGGGGCGGCCTTCGCCGCCTCCGCTTCGAGCCGGCTTGAGATCCTCTGCCGTCGAGTCACTCTGCGTCACCCCAGAAGGCCGGGTTGTCGATCTGATCCCACCCCGCCTCGGCCCTGGCCGGGTCGGGCGCGGGCTCGTCGGAGCCGAATCTGAAGCGGCCGGCGTTGCGGATGTCGAGGGCGGTGATGGCCCAGACCATCGCGTCCACCCGGTCGGGCGAGCTGCCGATGTCCGGCACCCACGTCGTCATCTGCTGTTCGAGGCCGGGCAGGGATCCGACATGCTTCACCCGCCCCTGCTCGTAGAGCGCGACCACAGGCTCGGCCCGGAGTTGCTTGCCCCGCATCGCCGTGACCTTCTTGAATCGGATGTCGCGGGTCGGCAGCCCTTCCCTCGCCATCGCGTCGGCCGCGGCCTGGAGCGTGCTCAGGACCATCGCCCCGCCGTAGTTCGCCTCGTAGACGATGAAGTCGGCCTCGGTGGCGAGGTAGGCGTTGATCGCGGCCCTGGCCCAGCCGTTCGGCGTCTCCTTCACGGAGTAGTCGCCGAGCACGTAGCCCAGGCCGTCCTCGCCCTTGCCGCACGCCACGATGCCCTGCTCGTCGTTCCCCTCGCCGTCGCCGCCGGACGGGTCGATCGCGACGGCCACCCGCGCCATCTGGGGGCCTGCGGCCACCCGGTTGCGGTCGAGCATGTCGATGGACCACAGGGCCCCCTCGACGTCCTCCAGGACTTCCGCGTTGAGTTCCTGCCGCCCGAGCCGCGTCCCCTCGTACTTGTTCCTCAGCTCCTCCAGCGTCGTCGCCGCCAGGTTGGCCGAGTTCTCGTAGGTCGAGCCCCGAGTGACCGCGACCTTCTTGTCCTTCAGCAGCGACTTGACCAGCGGGATCGGCCGGGGCGTCGTCGTCGCGCAGATCTGCGGGCGGTCGCCCAGCCGTAGCCCGAAGAGGAGCTGGTCCCACGCATCAGGATATCGCCATGCGGCGATTTCGTCGCAGTTGTGGACGAGGATGCCGTTGGCGAAGAACTCGCGGGCATCCTCGACCGCGATGTCGTAGACGTCAGACCGCCTCGCTAACTTTTCCACGGACGCGATGGTCCGCGTGGTAACGCAGGGCGCATTCGCGGCGACAGAACCGGGCGTTGCTCCGCTTGCTCTGGAATTCGCCGCCGCACGACGCGCATCGGACGGGCCGCAATTCAATCGTACCGAGCCGGTCGCTCGCCGCCCGATTGTTGCATCGCTTGGAGCAGTAATGCTGGGCCGATCGGGTTGCCACGTAGGACTCGCCGCAATAGGAGCACTGTCGCTGCTCGGGATCAAAAAGGATGGCCCTTGCGGCGTCGGTGCAGGCTGACGAGCAGAATCTCCTGGGGTGGACCGCCCGGCTCGAATACTCGCCGCCGCAGTGCTGGCAAACCAGCACCCGCTGGGCACGCTCGTTCGCCAGCCGCTCGCGAGTGGCACGGGACGAGGCGAGGGCCCTTTCGCGATGCGGCAGCAACTTCTCAGCATAGTGGCGGGCGCTGTGCTCGCCGTGGCTGAGGAGTTCCAGGTTCTCAAGGCGGTTGTCCGTCTTGTTCCCGTTCCGATGGTGGACGTGGTGGTCCTTCGGGATCGGCCCGTTGGCCTGCTCCCAGACGAACCGATGCAGCCTGAACGTCGCCTCGTAGTAGCCGCTGGGGGCGAGATGCCACATCTTTCCGGCGTGCTCGACGCACTGATCACACATGCGGAGGACCCTGGTACGACCCGGCCGAGAGGGACAAACCCTTGCCCCTCGATCCAAACCGGATGATCATACGTACCAATTATATCTTGTCCGTCCACGAGGGAAAGCCTGAAAAGCTCGGCATTCCTTTTTGTCATCATGGCGCTGATGACCGGCTTCGGCCCGATCCGGGTCTGGACGATGTCTCCCGGGCGAATGGAGTCGATCCGCTTGGCAGTCCCGTCGGCCATCGCGACCGACGTCTCGCCCACCAGGCACCACGCACCGTCGTGCTGCGGCCCCCTCAAACGCTCCGGCTCATCCGCGGTGTAGAGCGTGGCGATGGCCCCGGACGGCCACGTGAGCCTGCGTTTCGACGGCTCGTAGACCGGGCGGTCCCAGGGGGGCGAGATGGCCAGGATGCCCGACTCGCCCTCGACCATGACGTCCCGGGCGTCGGCGGCGGTGGGGGCGACCAGGGCCATCCGCTTGCACTGGCCGGTCTCGATCTTGTGCCGGACCCACTCGGCCCCGGTCCGCGTCTTGCCGAACCCTCGGCCCGCGAGGATCAGCCAGACGAACCATTCCCAGCCGGGCGGGCGTTGCTTGTCGCGGGCCTTGCCGTTCGGGCCGAGCCAGTCGTAGAGGCCGGCCGACTCCCGCTCTTTCCGCCTGCGGCGGAGTTCGAGTTCAGCGACCGCCAGATCCAGCGACAAAGTCTTCCAGCTCCTCGTCGCTCATCTGCTTGGCGTCGGCGGGCGTGAGGTTCAGCACCTTGTCGGGGATCTTGCCCTCGGTGCGGTTCAGCAGCATGTCCACGAACCGATAATCACCCGCCAATGCCTCACGTACGATCACCTCTGCAACCTTTTCGGCACGCGACTTCCCGTCGTCGTCAAGCTCGTCGAGCTTGCGATTGAGGATGGCGGTGATCGAGGTGCCCTTCTTCCGGCCACCCGGATTGCCGCTCTGGCCGGGCAGAAAGCCCTTGCCCGTCGCCCCGCCGAGGCGGTTGTTTTTGGGTTGCTGTTGAACGTCTGCCATTTTTATGTGTGGGTTGCCCCCGCGTCCGGTCTCGCGACGGTCGCGAGGGCGAGGCGACGGGAGTGATTCAAACCGCGTCCGGATGGCTGATGACCGGGATGAACTGCACGCCTTCGAGCTTGGCCACGCGGCCCTCGAACAGCGGCAGGGTGTCCACGCTCACGACGACGGGGGCGGAGAGGATCTCGGGGACGAGGTCCACGGCGGCCTGGGCGTGGGCGGCGGCCAGGATCTCGGCGGGGTCGGTCGGGACGGCCGTGCCCGGCTTGAAGAGGCAGATGTAGATCTTGTCGGGCAGCGTGTAGGCCGCCGCGTCGTCGAGGGCGAACGGCACGGTGTAGGCGTTGCTGCCGTCGTTGACGGTCACGGTGGTGTCGCCCGAGGGCAGGAATAGCGGCAGGGGGGCGACGGTGCGGATGGCGTCGGAGACGCCGCCGTTGAGCGCGGTCAGCATGGATAGGGTCCTGTAGGCCTGGGAGGCACCCGAGGCGAGGGCTGTGAGCACGGCGTGGATCCAGCCGGTGAGGAGGGCCATTGGTTCCGGGGCGGTCGTCGCGGGATCAGCGTCCTCGCAGCCTGTGCCACGCCTTCGTGGCGCCCGAGGCGAACGTCTTGTAGGCCCCGAATACGATGAAAGGGCCATAGATCGGACCGTACTCGACGGCCGAGTGTGCATCGTGCATGACGACGTTGTCCCCCGTTAGCGAGGCGGCACTGTCCATCTTCGAATCCTCGCTAACCGCAAATCGTCGGGGTTCGCGACACGGGAGGGGGGACTTCGAAACCTATTTTTTCCCGTCGGCCGGGGCGGTCACGCTTGTCGATACCACGGCCGGAACGCCTTGAGTTCGGCCCGCGTCGGGAATTCGCCCGCGAAGGTGATGGCGCGGTCGTCGATGGTGATGGCCGCAGGCGGCTTGAACCAGGGCCAGCGGACGCCGCAATAGATGTCGTCCGCCTCCATCGGCAGCGTGTAGGCGTCGAGATGCCTCTTGAGCCACGCCTTCATGGCCCATCGGCCTCGCAGACTCCGGCTCCGGCTGGAGTGGACGTGGACATCCCAGCCGTCATCCTGCATCTGCTCGATAAATCGCAGTGCGCCCGGGACCGGCGGGTCGGGGATCGTCGCAATGCCCTGCCATCCGCTTGCGTAACTGTGAATCACGCCGTCGAAGTCAAGGCACAGGATTGGCTTCTTGGCCACGGAGCATCTCCACGCGTCTGGTCAGCTCGTTCATGCGATTCGCGAGCGTCACGACCGGAATTTCGCCCGACTCGATCAGCTTGGCGAGCAAGCTGGGCGGCTGCGACCTGGCGATCTCGCGGGCCTGACGTTCCAATTCTTCGGGCGAAGGCATTGAATCCTCACTTCTTCTCGTCGGCCGGGGGCGGGACGGGGCCGCTGTAATACGCCTTGATCGAGAGCGTCAGGAACACGCCCAGGAATGCGAGGGCGGCGGCGACCAGCGACTCGCGGGAGAACGTGTAGCGGCCGGACTCGAAGCCCTGGAGCACGACGAGGGCGGCGCCCGCGGCGGCGGCGAAGAGGCTGGACTGCCACGACGCCCGGGTCAGCTCCGGCCCGCTGATCTTGCCCCGCTCGGACTGGCCGGGCGGGATCGAGGGCTCGGTCGGCTGCGGGTCAGGCATCGGCGTGGGCTCCGGTCAGGCCTTCGGGGTGCCTTCGACGCCCCTCGCGAGGCGATCCTTGGTCCGCTTCTCCAGCCAGAGCAGGGCGGTTTCCAGGTGCGTGAGGCAGATGGAATTCTCGCGACACGGGGCTTTCTCGTTCAGCCCCTTGATGCGGTCGATCAAGACGGCCAGCACCTCTTCGTTTGTCGTGCCGTCCTCGACGGTGACAAACTTGCCGTCCCGCAGATCCTTGCGGATGAACGTCAGCACCTGCTCGGGCTGCGTCCCGTCCATGTTGGCGAGACTGTACTTGTGGGTCGGGATCAGGGCTTGCATGGGATCCTTGGGATTGGGGTCACTTGGCGGGCTTGAGGTTAGCCGGGGTGGGCAGGCCGTTGGCTTCGAGCACGTCGAGGATGTCCGGCAGCTTGACGCCGAGGAACTTGAGCAGGGCGACGATGGCCTTGGCGATGGCCATGAGGTCGGTCGGCGAGAGGGCCGAGCGGTCCCTGGGGATCAGGGTCGCGACGGCCTTGGTCTGCTTGACGGTGAGCATCAGGACATCCCCATGTAGGACCACCCGGCGGGGAGGTCTTTCCGCTTGAATCCGCCCCAGAGCGAGAACGCCCAGGAGTCCTTGGTGGCGATCATCGAGTAGACGGACCGGGCCGGGGCCCAGAACGAGAACGCGGGCTGGTCGTCCGTGCGTGGCCCGGTTGGGTTCGAGTTGCCCCACGACTGGACGATGAGGTACTGGCTGGCCTTCCGCCTGCGGGCGACGATGGCCATCTGGTGGGGCCACGATCCGCGGGGCGAGCAGGCGCCGTCCTGATCCCGCGAGGTGGTGAACCCCTGGTTGCTGGCCACCGTGGTCGGCTTGCCATTGTTGAGCCCGGCGTCGAGTTCGGCCTTGGTCGAGACGAGGGCCTTGGCCCCGAGCTTGTGCTCCCGGCAGAGATCCTTGATCTCCTTCGGCACCCCGCCGCGACCGCCCCACTGCTTGGCCCGCTGGCCCGAGTAGGGCCCGACGACCTCGCGGGGGACCGCGCCGAAGTCGGTCAGGGCCTGGGCCACGGCGCCGCCGTAGCACCCGTCCCCGGATCCGAGCATCCCGGCGATCTCGCGGCCGATGCCGTAGATCGCCTCGGTGCAGATCTCCTTGTACTCTTCCGGCTCGCCGAGGGCGATCTCGATGCACTGGAGCAGGTCGAGGGCGTGTCCCGCCCCGAAAGAGGTGCAGTCACCGATCTCCTGAGCGGGATAGTCCGGGTAGTCGCCCAGGACTTCCTTCCAGGCCTTGTAGAGGAAGACGTCCTTCAAGTCGTCGGCGTCATCCTGGTAGTCGGGGGCCGCCGCGAACAGGGTCGGCGCGGCCGACGCGACAACGAGCCGATCCGGGTGATCGACCCACCCGAACATCGACGTGGGATCGTAGGTGTCCTCGCTCATCGGGATTTGAGCCCCTTCGCGAATTCCCGCCACGCCTGGGCGAGCCGTGCCTTCTCGTCCCCGTTCGGCTCGCGATCGTCCGGCGCGATGCGTGCGAACTCGGCGGCGACCGAGGCGAATGCCGCGTCACGCCGCTTCTTCCACCGCTTGTCGAAGTCGGCCGCCACCGTGGACTTCGGCAGCCCGGCCGCGAGCATCGAGGCCGACTCCTCGAACGTCTCGGCGTAGGTCGTCGCGATGGCCTTGCCGTAGTCGTAGCCCATCTCCCCGAACGGGTCGGTCGGGGCGGGATTCGGCGTCGGTGCGGGCGGAGGGGTCGGGCCCGGGGTCGGCGCCGGCTGGGGCTGCGGGGCCGGCTGCGGGTCGCCGACCACGACCTCGACGATGGCGATGTCGGCGTCGGGCTCGGTGGCCTTGTCCGGGGTGCC